GAACGTTGCTCCTAGTGTGTACTGGGCACACCAGCAACCACCCCAGCGGCGCCCCGTGTGCCCGCTGACAGGGTATCAGTTCCGTGCCATGCTTGACGGCAACTGGGAAGATTGATTCCCTCAGGGGGTCACACCAGACCCCCATCCGTGCTACAATTCACAAGTCAACCAAACCACTGACCCCCAGATCATGCGCAAAATCGAAACCCTGATGAACGCTGCCATCGCCGCCGGTAAGGATTGGAAGCAGGACAATACTGCTGTGGTTGAGGCAGATGGTCTCAGCATTGTCCTACTTTATGGCAACAAGATTGCCGAGGTTGGTGATACTTTCATTCGCATCTTTGATGGTGGTTGGAGAACAAACACCACCAAATCCCGCCTTAATGCTATTTTCAATGGGTGCGGATTGCCCAGTGATGGTGTATTCCAAAAGGCGGGCAAATGGTTCATTAAAACTAAAGGATCCACAATCCCATTTTCCGATGGTCTGACGCTGCGCTGATTCCCTCAGGGGGTCACACCAGACCCCCATTCCATGCTAGGATTCTCCAGTACCCACCACCGACCCGATGAATTTCTCCGATCTCTCCATTAACACTGCTTGGATCCGTGCTTTGGATCCTGATGCTGAGTTTGCCATCGCTGGCGGTGCCCTCTGGATCGTCTTCTGTGGCGATGCTGGGAGCGTTGCCGATCATGCCCTACAGTTCTCCTGCATTGATCTGCTGCTAGGTAATGCCTGGATCTCCTGGGATGATGCCAGCAGCGAAGATAGGGCAGACGCTACGCTGTTTCGTTACATCCTGATCACCGACTAAAACTGTAGGGGGTCACACCAGACCCCCATTCCATGCTAGGATTCTCCAGTACCCACCACACCACACAATGACTAAACCAACGGAAGTTAATCCCGCATTTGCTGCAAATTTAGGATGGGATATTGATGCCGCATCAAATGATAACCTGGTTACAGTTGTGCGCCATCGTATCATTTTAGAGGAAGTTGTGATGACAAAAGAAGAATTTAATAAAATGAATGAAGATGTAAAGAATGATGAAGCATATTGGAATGAAATTGAATGGAAAGATGCACAGTGGGGAGATTATTGTGAAGAGCAGACAACCTACACCGCATTTCCTGGAGATGTAACATCATTCACTGATGATTGCGTTGCATTCTTATATCCTAATGCAAAATGGGTAGAATGCTTTGAAACTGTGAAATGTGCCAATTGAGGCACTGGCACAAGGGCGCTGGATCTACCCCCATCTGCCCCCATTCCATGCTAGGATTCTCCAGTACCACCACCGACCCGACCAATGCCCTCTGTTACCTTCCCCGCCATCCTAAAATCCTGCTCCGATGCAAACGGGACTATCCGCTGGTCAACCGCTTGCCAGAGTGCCAAAGATCACGGATTGTTTGATGATTTCCGGACAGACTACGGAACGACTGCCAAATTTGGTCGGGTCGATGTTGGCGAATTTTTGATCTGGTTAGGTTACTGATTATAAGATCTCGACTAGATTGCGCCTCATACAATCTAGTCGAGACGCGCATACATCATCTCGTCGAGACGCGCATACATCATCTCGTCGAGACGCGCATACATCATCTCGTCGAGATACACATTCACACAAACACACATTTACACAATTGTCATGAACATGCTTGCATTTAATTCACCTGAACAAGACGTAATCTATGATGCGCTAGTTGCGCATATGCAATGCACAGATGATGATAGCGTGGCGAATACATGTCACACTATTATTAATAAGATGCACATGCACAGTATAATGAATGAAGAACAAGTATGATGTGTAAGATATAAAGAATTAAGAATGAATCACAAGTAGTTCTTAATTCTTTATACTTAGAGTTGATTATAAAGAATTACACAGGATTGAGTGTAAAGTATTGTCAGTGGTGTAGTTTATTCTTTACATTCAATCTTGTCTAATTCTTTATACTTTACGGATCCTGATGCTACGGATCCTGATGCTACGGATCCTGATGCTACGGATCCTGATGCTACGGATCCTGATGCTACGGATCCTGATGCTACGGATCCTGATCAGATCAGCGCAGATTCCAACCACACTAACCGCCGATCCGTCAAGGTTTGACCGATCAGCATTGCTAATCTAATGAGTTTGGTTTTTGGTATCAGGGTGCTACCGTTTGCCTCTTGACGGATCCGGGATCCCGGATTAATCTAGGTTCGAACCTAGAAAACTGAATAGCAGGATCGGGCGGTGCCGGAGGCATCGCGGGCGATGGGTCGGGCGGGTTCTACTGTTGCGCCGATTCTGCTGTTTTATATTTTTTCAGGTTCGTTTGTTTACACTTTGTCCTTTCTTTCTTTAGACCCATGACAATTCTTGTCGGTCAAGTTGAAACATTGCTCCCTAAATTGTTGGAAGCAATGGAACAATCAAAAGAGGCAACCGCCAAGGTTGATAAACTCAAAGCGCAGATGATTGCGCTGATAGAATCACCTCAAACGGTTAAAACTGTATGGGGTAGCGTTACTCTCTGCAATGGCAGACGCACCGTCAAGGTGACAGATAAAGCGTTGAATCATCAGATTCAACTACTCAAGGAAACCGGTATTTCAACCGGTAAATGCTCCGAATCATTCGGAGTTGACTATATCACGGTCAAAAAAACCGACCGTTAAGTTACAATCAAGGGGGCGATCTTTCGCCCCTATTTCACATCATCCACTGCTCGTTAGTCACCATGTTTTTTAGTCAATCTGAAATCAACGCCGCCGTTGATAACGCTGTAAATGGTAGATTTCACAGTGACTGGAATGTTTCCGGGGGGTGGAATTATTCATCGGATAGTGTAGTTTTTTCCAAAGGTAGTGATTACCTTTGCGTTACGACTGACGGGTGGCGAGATGCTGACCGTCGTAAAGTTGTGATTAAAAATATGCGCGGGAGGGCAATTCTTTCCATGCTTTGATTACACTCAAACCATCACCACCTGATTAACTACCATGCGCAACTTTAACGCCGCCGCTGCTAAGTTAGAGATCACCGTCGATGAGATTTTAGAGATGCTAAATCTCACAATTGATGAGGCAAAGGAGGAAGATCTATCAGTCGATGAGATAATCGAAGCGTGTGAAGATTCAGGTTTCGAGTATGATGAATGGGTGCCATTCGGTGATAGTTGCTCACACTATTGCGACGCCTGATTTACACTCAAGGGGTGACATTCTCACCCCTATTCCTTACACTTTCCCAATCTATTATGACTTTCGCAATCTACTCTAAGGTCGCCAATGTTGTGCGAGTACACTATTCTCACCTGACGGAAGAAGTAGCAGAGAATGAGGTTCAGCGCCTTAATTCTCACCTGCTGAGCAACGGTCAAACCGCCGTATTTTGGTGTGAGGATCATCACCCCGAGTGTGTATTTGTGATAGGTTAGGTATACTTAGGGGGAGACAATCTCCCCCTCTTAATTCTCACAAACCATTGCCACTGTTTTATGTTTAAGATCCGCTATTTTGCTCCCTATTCTCAACAATGGAGAATTCAAACATTTGACACTAAATGTCAAGCGGAAGCAATGATTAGGTTCTATCGTAGTTGCGGAAGCGCAGCAGATTTCGCCTAGTTTGCTATTCGTTCGTGGGCGCAGTAAGGTATACTTAGCGCCCCTATTCGTGAGTGATCAGGATACCTTATCATTCGTTCGTTCGTGATTTGCAGTCCTTATGGTTGCCGCCGATCCGCGCCCTTAAGCCCATGGGTCCCTTATAATCTATAAACGACCCAGATCGACCTGTATATATCACTCTACATAAAAATTCCCGGGCCCCACAAAGATCTTCCAAAACCCCGATACAAAAAAATTCAAAATAATATATAATTACAAAATGCAAATTAAAATACAAAAAGATGAAAAAAAATTCCGGCAAAATTTTTGAGTCCGTACAGGTCGATCCAATTAATGGAGACTACTACCTCATAATTCCAGAGAGTATCGCCAATGAACTCTCATGGTATGAAGATACTGAGATTGGTTTTAAGATTGAAGGAGATGAAGTTATTCTTACAGAACGCACAGATTGACAAACACTATATAATGATGTATGATAATTCAGTAATCACTTGAAATTATGGCAAAAAAAGGATTTACAGTAAAAGCAAAGGCACCTGTTGCCGAAAATAGCATTGAAGAATGGGATTATAATCTTGCAAGGGAAATGGTAAAAGGCAAGTCGATTGTATTTTGTCTTCCTGGACGCGGAGTTTCTTACACATACCTAAAGAGTTTTGTACAACTTTGTTTCGATTTGGTACAGTCAGGAGCAAGTATTCAGATCTCACAAGATTATTCATCTATGGTAAACTTTGCCCGATGCAAATGTCTTGGAGCAAATGTACTACGTGGACCGAATCAGATTCCTTGGGACGGGAAACTAAAATATGATTGGCAACTTTGGATCGACTCGGATATTGTCTTCAATACTGAGAAGTTCTGGCAGTTGATTCTCATGGACAAAGAAATCGCCGCAGGTTGGTATGCAACCGAAGATGGTGTAACGACATCAGTTGCACATTGGCTCGAAGAAGATGACTTCCGCAATAATGGTGGAGTTATGAATCATGAAACTGTTGAGAGTATCTCAAAGCGTCGTAAACCATTCACCGTAGATTATACTGGTTTTGGATGGGTACTCATTAAGCACGGAGTATTTGAGAATGATGGCATCAAGTATCCTTGGTTTGCACCAAAGATGCAAGTCTTTGATTCTGGAGATGTTCAAGATATGTGTGGAGAAGATGTATCATTCTGTCTCGACGCAATCGAAGCAGGATTTGAGATTTGGTGTGATCCTCGCATTCGCGTCGGCCACGAAAAAATCCGCACAATCTGATGACTACTAAGTATAATATCTTTTGTAAGGGACGTAAAATTTACACAAATCTTACAGAGGAAGAATACTTCAATACTATGGAGGATCTGGCACATGATTTCTATCAGTCAGGTTCTCCAAATCCAAATGAAATTGAAACTGAGGTAATTGAAAATGGCTAAGCGTCCATCACTGTCTGGTAACATTATTGAATCGAAGCCCAAAAAGTCCCGTCAAGGATCTGGTGCTCATACTAAGTACTCCGCTACCTCTCGTAACGGGGCAAAGAAAAGATATAGAGGTCAAGGGTAATTCATAAAGTATTATGATTCAATTGAATCTCACAATCCCAGTCATTACTCCAAAGGGTAAAGGCTGGGCATTTTTTTGTATAGATCGATCACAAGAACCCGACCTAGAATGGGTTGTCTTTTTGGATGAAACTGGTGAATGTTAGACCTTTCGAAATTCTGAGATTCGTATTCAGAAAAATTACACACTTTCTCGTAAAAATATCAGTGATATTTTGTAAATAAATAACTTTTTAGTGTGGATTTTATGCCTTGGAAAGATTTTCGATGGGTAAACACCTCCTACTGGAGGCCTATGATATAGAATTTGATTTATTGAATGATGGAATTGCCATTCAAGAAGTTATGAAACGTGGAATTAAACGTGCCGGAATGACAATTCTGAACATTTATCAACATTGTTTTATTCCGCAGGGTGTTACAATTGTGATCACACTGTCGGAAAGTCATGTTTCGTGTCATACATGGCCAGAAGAAGGTACAATTGCAATTGATGTATATACATGTGGCCAAGGAAATCCCAAATTAATAGCACTAGAACTATTAAAATACTTAAATTCAAATAATTTTAGACTAAAAGAGATAGATCGTTAAATATGTATAGGGAGATAGCAACCTCCTTCCAAAAAAGTTCTGTTTTTACAAAAAACAGGAGCTAAAATGTCAAATTTACCAGTTGATAGAGATGCAGATTACATGCATCATATGTGGGTGTGGGAAACTACAAAGTTAATCACTGATTATGAAAAACCAAAGACTATTCAAGAAATTATGCACGATGAAATTCCATTAAGAAAGCACTATTTGAAAGAACAATCCGAATTGCATAAAAAAATTCGTAATGATTCAGATTATGATGATTGGGAATATGGAACTGAACCAAATTATGGATCTTCTTGGTAATCAACATAAATAAAATATAGAAATTTAATCACAGAATGGCAATACAAAGGATATCTAGATCATTTAAAGATATTAGTTTATCCTTTGTTCCACATCCGGTGACAAAGGATCTACCGATACTTAAAAATGAACGTGCAATTACCAGATCAATTCGTAATCTAGTAGAAACAATTCTAACCGAAAGATTTTTTAATTCTTTACTTGGATCGGATGTTCGTTCAAGTATATTCGAATTTGTAGATTATGGTACTGCATCTATTATAAAAACTCAAATTGAAACCACAATTGAAAATTATGAACCAAGAGTTGAAAATGTAAAAATAGAAGTAGATCCTCAACCAGATAATAATTCATTTGATGTTACCGTCATATTTGATATTATTGGACAACAATTTCCTACACAACAATTCACATTTCTACTAGAGGCAACAAGATAAAATGCCTTTTACTAAATTCACAAACCTAGACTTTGATCAAATAA